TCGTAGGTGTCTAGCGTCATTGTCCTGTCCGCTTCCTGTGGAGGGACCAGCATTGATAGGCCGCCAGGGCGCACAGGAGCGTCAACACGCCATTTCGCATAATGTATAGCATGTGCAGCGTTATTAGCCTCAAAAGCGTGACGCATTGCCGCTTCTGCGCGTTCAGGCAGGGCGCTTCCGATGCACAGCACTAGTGCCATTGCTGCCATGCTTAGGCGCTTGTAAAGCTTTGCCCACTCCCGTCCTAGTTCGCCTTGGTCTTGTTCTGAATGGATGAGCAAGAGCCACTCTCCAGGGTCCTGCCCGGCGATCTTTGCGATCTGTTGTATGCGTTCGTCGGGAACTGGTTTCTTGCCGTCACGCCATTCGTAAAGCACTCCGTGAGCGATGCCCATGCGTTCTGCAAGGGCACGCACACTCTTCCTGTCTAGGCGCTGAACGGCTAGTCCGATGAGTGCTGCTATGTGCATTTGTTGTCTCCAATCGGTGGAAAGTTGTCTCTGTTAAGAGTACATTTAGAACTGTCTCTTAATAGAGACAGCCCACCCGCCGGCCCCGCCCGGTGCCGGTTGGGCGGGTTCTACCGGGCACCGGGCAGGGGGCAACACCATGAATTGCGATCCGTATTGCGTACTCACGCCGGAACAACTTGCGGCTGCGAATGATCTTCTGATTGTTATGGGCAGCGTTTCATTTATCGCGCTCATCCTGCCGCGTCTGGTTTATTTCGTTTGGTGGCTCAGCGACCGCCGACGTGATCGCGCGATTCAACGCAAGATCGTTGCTGAAACGCTCGCAGCGATTGCAGCAATCGAAGCGAAGGAGGCCACCCGCAATGGCACGGCCGACTGATACCGAACGCGGCGCACGCATTGCGCTCGACTACGTTGAATCAAAGCTTATTCAACGTGATTTATTCCCAAGCCGCCGCGCGCCGTCTTTAAAGTTCTGGCGCGAGATAAAGGCGATTGCGACGGAACACCTTGCCGAATGCAAGGCACTACGCGAGGCCCGCGCATGAATCCGGGCGACTTGAAATTCTGGCAGCTGATCGAGCTGAAAAAGAAAGCCGAAACCGACGACGAACGCGCCGAGCTAGACCGACTGATAGAGGAACGCATCAGGTGGGTAGGCTCGGGGCAGGGCGATGAGCCATGAAGACGCAGCCGTCCAGGCTAGCCCATTACCCGAACAGCCCTTGCTATCAGTGCGGGGGAGCGCAGTTTCAGACGTTGAATGCGTGGGATGCGAAGTTGACGGTCTGCACCGATTGCGGCGTGCTGATCTCGAAGCAGGCGGCTATGCGGAGCTCCTACAGCGGATTCCGTGGCAACAGTTCTGGACTCTCACATTTCGCGTTGAAGAAGCCGGTCGTACTGGCGGCGTCCACCCCGAAAAAGCTGATAAAGCGTTCCGATATTTCGTCAGCTGCATCAACCGCGAAATATATGGCACCCAGTGGAGCATCAGGCAACACGCGAAGGGTGGGCTTCAATGGGCACGGGGGCAAGAGTTCCACAAAGACGGGCGATTGCATTTTCACGCCGTTACAGCTGCACCTACCGATGACTTGAACCGGCTAATGAGCCGCTACGACTGGCATGAGTTTTGGTTCAAGGAATTCGGACGTAATCGCATAGAGGCACCACGCAGCCAACTCGATATCACCGGCTACGTGTCGAAGTACGTGACGAAAGGGGGAGTGGTGGACGTGTCGAAGAATTTCGGCGCCTGGATTCCACCACCAATCGACTACACCCGCCGACCGGTGCAAGCCGAGTTCGAGCAAACAACGCGCAAGGGGAGCATCGAATCACTGGACCGGGGTGTAGGGGCAGGGCCCCTACGGACTGGTCAACGAAACCGCCGGTGATCGCTCACCGGGACATGCAGTACCGCCCCCGGTCTGGGAGGTACCGAAGCCGCAGCCTGTTCGCCTACGCGCAACCAGCACGGCAACGTCAGGAATCCACCCCTGAAGACCCGCCTTCGCTCGCAGGCGCACTAAAGCGGCAGGTCGGGATGACACCGAGTCAAGTCTCCCCCGGGTACGTGCAGCAAGCTGCCTACTTTGGTCTCCGGCTAAGCCTCACCGCACCCCCCGCATGGGGGGTAAGGGGGGCCTTAGCTTGACCCCACAGTACCGCCCGAATTTCGCAGTAACCCAACCGACGCAAGCCCAACCAACAGAGAGAAAAAGACCATGAGCAACGCACCGAAGATCACGATCAACAGCGCCGTCGAAACCCGCACCGTCACTACCTCGAAGGGCATGCCGAAGGCCATTTACAGCCAGCGCGCCACGCTCGAAACCGAAGCCATGCGCATCCAGATCGAAGTCGAATGCGACGGCCCGGACAAGGGCTATCCGGTCGGCACCGTCAAGGAATGGGATTTGGTCACCGATCTAGTGCCAGGCCGTTTCGGTGTCGAACTGGCGCGCCGCATGACGCTGGTCGATCCGCAGGCCGGTAAGCCGCAGCAGCGGCAGGCGGCGTAATCGATGGCCGTGCTCGTTCCCGCATGCCTGGAAGCCGATCTAGACACGGCAGCGGGGACGTGCACGGCAGTGATGTGGATTCCTCAACCGTCACTCTTGCCGGAACTGGCGGTGAAGGATGCCCAGGCCATTGGCAGCGCAATCGCGTTCCTGTGGGCCACGGCGTATGTGTTCCGGCTCATCCGCAAGAAAATTCAACAGTCCTAGGAGGACATGCAATGCGCAAGCTCAAGAACCTGTTCAATAACAAGGCCGCTGCCGTCGCAGCTGCTGCTGCTGCCGCTGCCACCGTGTCCGCTCCCGCGTTTGCTGCGGGTGGTGGTGGTGTGGATGTGGGCGATGTCGTGACCGCCATCCAGGGTGCCGCAGGCCCGATTGCGGCCATCGGCGGTGCAGTACTGACCGTTATGGTCGGCATCAAGGTCTACAAATGGGTGCGCCGCGCCATGTAACGACCACCGGCGGACAGGGCCAACTCCCTCCCGCCGGTCTTTTATGGGGATAGGGTAGGGGAATGGGCGATGGAAGGGTGGATTTGGTTGGGCGCATGGCTGGTGGCCTGCGCGATTGTCTTCGTGGATTTCGAATAATGGGCTGGCTCGCACGCGTGTTTGCATCCGCGATTGCGCGTCGCCTCGCCTACGTGCTCGTAGCGGCAACGCTCGCATGGTGTGGCATGGGCCGCGCTGAGGCCAAAGATTACCCAACTCAGGGTGCTGCTTTCCAAGGGTGTATCGCGGATTCGAAAGCTGCGACTGGGCGTCTTGGTGGTGAAGGCGGTCCTAATTGTTTGCTCGAAACACCGGGTTTGTATAAGTGCTACGCCTACCAGAAATTTAACGGCAACAACTTGCTGACTCTGTGCGGCGCATCGCCTCCGGCGGAGAATGATCATCGTTATAAGGAAGGGTGCGACGCGGAGCCTGATTACACGGGCGGTGGCCCATGGGGTACCTATGTCGGTTCAGCGCGTTCTGGAAGTATCGGCTGCCGCAACGGTTGCGATGGAGTCTGGTTTGGTAATGGCGATGGTTCTATGACGTGGCAGTCTACTGGCGCGATCTGTCCGATTGATCCTGAGAAAACGTGTGACGCGATGGCTGGTGGATACGGGTGGAACGGCTACCTCGGTGTGTGCGAGCCACCGCCTACTGAGGAATGCCCTGAAGGCAAGGTGCCCGACGGTAAGGGCGGCTGCGCCGATAACAAGTGCCCCGAGGGAATGTTGTTGCAAGCCGATGGTACGTGCGCACCGAAGAAGAACGATTGTCCTGCTGGTCAGATCAAGTCGCCCAGCGGCTCATGCCTGCCCGGCGATGGTCAATGCGCTGCTGGCGAAGTGCGCGGGCCCGATGGCACCTGTAAAAAAGACGGTGACGGTGACGGCGATCCGGATGAGCCGGGAGAGGGCGATAAGAGTGAATTTTCTGGCGGTGATAATTGTGATTCGCCGCCGAGTTGTAGCGGTGATGCGATCATGTGCGGACAGGCGCGTATTCAATGGCGCATTGATTGCAACACGCGCCGTGACGTAAACATTACAGGCGGTTCGTGTGCAGCGATGCCGGTGTGCGTCGGCAAGAACTGTAAAGCCCTGGAGTACTCGCAACTGCTGATGCAATGGCGCGCTGCGTGTGCGTTGGAGAAGGCGGCGAACAATAGCGGCGGCGGGACTGGCAACAACGCAGACGTGAAGGCGATTCGCGATGCGATCACCGGCAATGGCACGGCTGATATCGGTGCCGATGGCAAGCCTGCTGATGCGTTTTCCGATGAGTCGGGATATGGCGAAGACGGCTACCCAACCGGCGAACTCGATACGCAGGGTTTCGGGTATAGCCGCACATGCCCAACGATTCCCGATGTCGCGGTGTTCGGCCAGACGTTGCACTTCGATACGTCCAAGTTTTGCCAGTGGATGGTCCTCGGCGGTCAAATCGTCTTGGTCATGGCATCCCTGGTTTCGCTGCGTTTGATGAGTCAAGGAGGTAGCGCGTAATGCCCTGGTTAATCGCACAACTTGTCACCGCGCTGGCATGGCTGTTCAAGTCGCGCATCGGCCTATGGATCATGACCGCGCTGGTGTGGCTCGGCATCAATTTCGGCACCATCAAGATGGTCGTTGAACCGGCCATCGATCTGCTCAAGGACTACGCCCAAGGGATGGGCAGCGGTAACGGTCAGCTCGGTGCAGATGCGATGGCATGGTTCGGCGTTCTTCAGTTCGACAAGGCACTGACGATGGTTATCTCTGCGATTGCAGCCAAGCACGCCATCATGCAAGGCCGGCTGTTCCTGTTTAAGCGTGGATTCGGAGCCAAGCCGTAATGCCAATCGAGCTATACACCGGGCAACCCGGCAACGGAAAAACGGCGCTCATGATGGAGCGCCTGGTTGAAGAGTCGAAGCGCGCTGAGCGGCCCATTTTCGCTGCTGGAATCGATGGATTGCAGGACGGTCTAGCGACCGTGCTGGACGATCCCCGCAAGTGGAACGACAAGGATGCAGATGGCAACTATGTCGTGCCCAATGGGTCGCTGATCTTCGTAGACGAAGCATGGAAGTGGTACGGTCATTTGCACGACGCCACACGACAGCAGACGCCGAAACACGTGCTCGACCTAGCAGAGCATCGGCATCGCGGGCTGGACTTTGTGTGGACCACGCAGCAGCCGAACCAGCTGTATCCGTTCGTGCGTGGATTGATCGGTGCGCACACGCATGTGGTGCGTCGCTTCGGCACGAAGATGATCGACGTCTTCCGCTGGGGCGAGTTGAATGAGGAAATCAAGTCGTCTGCGAAACGCGATCTGGCCCAGCGCACCACGCGCCTGCTTCCGTCCTCGATCTTCGGCGCATACAAGTCGGCCGAGGTGCACACGATCAAGCCGCGCATTCCGTGGAAAGTGATGGCGCTGCCGGGATTGGTCATCCTTGCCATCGCGCTTGGATGGCTCGCCTACACGATGCTCAAGCCCAGCGCGATGGCCGGCAAACTCGGAGATAAGGGGACGCAATCGGCGTCAGCCGATGCGGCCCCTGGCGGGTCGTCGTCCACCGCACGGCGTGATGGTCCGCGTTGGGAATCTCCCACCGAATATGCCAAGCAACACCTTCCCCGGTTCGGCACCATGCCGTGGACCGCACCGGTCTTCGATGATCGCAGCATCACCGCCGATCCGATGTTGATTTGCATGTCCTCGCTCGCTGGCACCGATGCGCAGGGCAAGCACAAGGAAGCGTCCTGCACGTGCATGACAGAGCAGGGCACGGCCTACGACCTCGACCAGCCGCAGTGCCGCACGATTGCCAAGCGTGGCCCGGTTTACAACCCGTATCGCCAGCAGCGCCAGAACGAGCAGCAGCCCGCCCAGCAGCAACAGGCGGTGCAGGGTGGGGCGTCTGCGCCTGGGCTCAATGGCATCGCCGTGCAGCGCTCTACGCGCACACAGGGCAGCTTCCCTGAGTCGAAGGGCTACAGCACGAAGACCACCACGCCCTCCACTACGCTGGAGATGTGACATGACCAGCAGTGGCCGCGAGGCATTGAAGTGGATTGCGCTGGTTCTGATGACCGGCGATCACGTGGCGAAGGTGTTTTTCGCCGGCTATGTTCCGGTGCTATCCGAACTGGGGCGGATCGCGTTCCCGGTGTTCGCGCTGGTGATGGCCTACAACCTTGCACAGCCACGGGCCGATTATGCGAAATCGGTGCTGCGTCTTGCCTGCTGGGGGCTCCTGTCGCAGCCATTCCACGCGTGGGCGTTCGGCAACTGGTTGCCGCTCAACGTGTTGCTGACGTTCGCACTGGCTTCGCTGCTTGTTTGGTCCGTGCACGCCCGTCATTGGCTCTACGTGGCTGTGTTCGGCGTCATTGCACCGTTGGCTGTTGATTACCAGTGGTCTGGCGTCTGGTTGGTCCTGTCGGCCTGGGGCTGGTTCCGTACTGGTCGCCTGGAGTGGTTCGCAGGCGTGCTGGTCAGCATGGCCGCGTTGTGTTGGTATAACGGCAACGTCTGGGCGCTGGCCGCGCTCCCGATCTTGGCGCTTGGCTACGTCTGGTGGCCACTCCCGAGGCTGCGTTGGGCGTTCTATGGGTACTACGTGGCGCACCTCGGTGTTATCGCGCTGATTGCCTCGCTGCCGGCGTTTCAGCAGCACGTCGCGTAG